TCCCATTCTGCAGGACTAGCATTTTGTGCTCGTTGTGCTAGATCCTTTAATTGGCCAGTAGCTCGCATCATACGATCTTTTAATTTTGCAGGATTAGCACCGGCACCGTAAATCATAGGATTCATTGGTTCAGCAGGATCCATTTCAATAGGAGCTTCAGCTACTCCGCCAGTCATTCCAGTGTTGTGATAAGTCTGTGGATATCCGGGACTTGTCATACCGTGTTTCCAATTTACATTCGATCCGCCTCGGTCGTTATTTTCAGCAACAGGTTGTTGAACAGGCTGTGGCTGTTGTGTTGGTTGATTTTTTATTCCCATACCTTCCCTCGTTGCTTGATATAAAGTTTTTCCATTGACCTTAATGTTAGCCCCTACTCCGGTTGCTTGTTGGAATCCTTGTTCATTGCCTTCTTCTGCATACTTGCGAGCTAGACTTCCACTAATACCTTGAACGCCGGGAGCATCTGCATCTCGTTGACCACTGCTTACAAATTGTAGATGTACATATTCTCGACCATTAGGTCCGCGAGCATTGTCGGTTGTACGAACAGGGCCACTATTCCAACTATTCAATAATTTTTCAATACTGCCCGAAGCCTTGCCTAACCGATCGCTACCACCAATAAATGTCATATTGCGGAAACCTTTATCGTACAACCAGTTGGCCGCATATATAGGACCTTGCACAGGATCACTAACAATGTGTTTGGCAAATGCAGGATAAATCTGTTTGATGAATGCCGATTTGGTTGCAGGATCTAACGGATCGTCTTTGGTACCTGCACTATTACTTAGGAAGATAAAACTGTTGGCCCCACCAGTTTCAATAGTTTTTTCCATTACCAGCTTATGACCTATTGTTGGCGGATTCATACGACCAAAACAAAACGCTGCCATTGGTCCGTTCTTTTTGGCTTCAATTTCAGTAGGATCGACTGTGTGTTTGGCAAAGTTGGCACGACTGAATCCTAAACGATCGATCAATTTAAGTTTATCTTTGCCACCGCCAAATACATATCCTTCGTGTGCATCAACTCCGTCAGTGATAGCAATAACTTCGCTGCCTTGTTGTTGTGTATCTATCTGTTGCTTAACATGTAGTTTAAGTTCTGTGATTGCGGCCCACATGGTCCAGATACCCAACAAGCCCGGACCACCGCCATCTTCTTGATATAACCAGCCATCTTGTCGTGCGCCTAACATTTTTTGTTTAGCGCCTTCACTTAATCTACCACCTAAGAATTCTAAGAAGCGAGGAACAATGTTATTACTGATATCATTTTCTTCCAGCATATTGGTGATAAAAGGACTCATTGCTGTAATAACACTCTTGCCTTTCATTGCCGTTAGGTCAGAAATAAATTTATCAACTGCGGCTCCGTGTTCGGAAATGATCTGTTCTGTTTGTTTAATTAAATTTGGGTTGATGCTGATCTTTGGTTTGTCTCGCATCTCGCCTACTAAGAAAGTAATTCCTTCGTTTTTGCGTAGACCTTTTAGACCAGTTAGCGGAGTATCACCTTGACCTAGTCCGGGGATATAGGTATGCACAGCAATACCGCCTACACTACGGCTAATGTCTTGTCCTAGTTCGCCTTCGATAGCAACACGGTACTCTACGGTATTTGGTTTGAATACAAAGAACCCGTTGTTAGTAGGTGGAGTACCAGACCACATTAGGTCGCCCATGTAATAAAAATCTGAACCTGTTGGAACAACTTTTTCTAATGCCGGACGAAGTACTGCTTCATTTTCCCATAGGTTTGTACGATTAGCACCACGCTCTTCGTCATAGGCACGGATAGTCATAAAGTCCATCTTACCTTTGGAAACTTTATCGTACATGTGCTTGTCCATGAACACAAGCTCACCTGATTTATCTCTACCAAATACTACTGCAGGAAATCCGTCCCACTTAATAGTAACTGTTCCTGAATTTTTTTGTAGTCCTACTAATTCTTTGATAGCCCGTTGTGCGCCTGCTGATCCATTAGAGATAATTAAATCTTCGATATGCTCAATGCCTTCTCGAATCATTTGACGTTCAGTTTTAAACATTTCTCTTAAGATCATGACGCAAAATATCCTTTAACCATATCTAGACCCTGCTGGATCTTTTTTCTATCTTCTTCTGCACGAGCAATAGCCTGCGGTGTTTGTGCTTTATCACGCTTCTTGCCTGCAATATCTATTTGAGCTTTTTCGTTATACCTATCCCAGAAACCTTGTAAGAATTCGCTAGCGTTTGACCATTGTGCCAATGCACCGTTGCCAAACATGCCATTAGCTTCGCAACTGCGAGCAAATCCTTTTACACCTTGCACTAGTTTACTTATCTTAACATCATTGATATCATTTCCGGGATACTGTTTTAATAATGCATCTATCTTAGGATTATTAATACCATCTTTTTTGGCCAAGTACATAAATGTATCATAGATAAATGTTTTTGGATTAGTACTTACTGTAAGTGTTTGCGTACCTTTTTGTTTACTAAATGGAACATGTGCTCCATCTATTACCTTTAACTGTACGCCAGCGTGTTGTATGCTCATGTCGAGCAATTCACCTAACACACTAAACATATTACCAGTTAGCAAACCTTTAACACCACGCTCGGGTGTTACACGACTAGCACCCCAATCTTTCATCTTTTCTTCATGCCACATGAAGTCGATCTGCACATAATCATTGGCACCAATTTTAAAAATAGGATGTCCAGGCTTACTCTCGCTAGTATCTACATAAGGAGCACCCCCGGACTTAACAAACTCATCTGCAAGTTTATTCCAATGTGCTGTAAACTGTCCATAACTAGTGCCTTCAACAGGTGGCCCGATCATTTGTAGATCGATGTCACCATAAATCTTTTCTGGATTATCTTGTACATCGGCTTCGTGGTGAGCACTAGATCCTGTTGGGCGACCACGCTTAATTGGTCCCAGTCCCTTAGGTTCTAAAAACTTATTGAAATCTACAACAAACTGATCTACTACTTTGAGAGCATGTCCCACGATAGCAGGCTTTAACACAGTGTTCTGTGTTAATGTTGTATCCCAACCGCCTTCAAACAGCTCTCTTAATCTCATAATATATGATCCATTAAGAATCTAAACCATTCTCTAGTGCCTTCTTGAACAGCAGGTGCCGGATATAAATGTTTAACTGCTTCCCATTTTTCTGGTGCGTATTTTTGTAATGCGTTTTTAATCCCTGTTAGACTGGAGATGTCTCTAGCCGTTACTTCTGGACCGATTAGTATCTTAGCAATTTTGTCTTTTTGGTCACCACTGGCAACAACCTGTTTTGTATTCCTATCGACTAGTCCGTGATCTGGGCTAAACTGTAGATTGCCTTTTTCTTCGCCTGTCTTAGGATCAATGATAGTAGACTGACTGGCCAGTTTTGCCATTGTGGGATATAGTTCATTCCATAGATCGCCGCCACGCATTTCAGGATCTAAACTAAAATCATGTGTATGTAATGGCCATGCGCTTCGTGGACGCACGATAAGATCAATTGAATAGCTCTTGCCACCATCTGTGTAATGAACAGTTAGTGTGCCAGGATCAGTAGGCATACCATTTTTAGTCATGAAGTTTGCCAAAGCGGCCTTGCTGGCACTCATCTGCATTTTGGCTTTCTTTGCAGGATCTGCCATTGCATTAGCAAGAGCTTTTGCACCTACTGGCTTTTTAGATGTTTGATTCCACGCTTCGATGTCTGCTGGAAATTTTTGTAGTAGTTCCTGAGGATCGATCATAATATCAATATCGCCCGAATCTTGTCTTAGTGTTCCGGGATAAGGATGACCGGGATCGAAGCTACCAGCACCACCCGATGTCCAACCTGCTTCGATGCCTGCTTTTAACAGTAATGGGTTTATTCTTTTCTTTGCGGCTAGAAACGCTTCTTTGGTCACACGAGAAATTTCTACACCTGCAGATGTTAATCTTTTACCAGCTTCTTGCATCTGCATGTTAATGTCCTAGTTTATATTTGTCTTTGACGATATCCTCACGGTAGTGATCGTATAGTCTTTCGCACATCTCATGGCGCATTTCTTCGGGAAATAGTTTACCAGGACGGCCCTTCATTTTGTGTTTATGATA